GGGCCATACTTGTGCGGCGAACCCTGCCACACATTAGCCGGGAGCGAGCCACGCGGAGCGCGGAACGGGACTAGGGCATTCGTGCCGAGAAGGCCGAGCGCCAAGTCCGTTACCTTTTTGCCGTCAGACGCTCCCGCAACTTGCATCGTGGCGTCCATAGCTGCTTCGTTAATCGTATTCTCTAATCCCTTGGCGGCAGCGTTGCCGACATTGCCAAGCAAACCGCCCCATCCTTGAATAGTGTCTGGATAGTCGTAATCGTATGCGCCATAGCCAGCACCTAGCAGGCCACCTAAGCCCTGCAAGACCCAGTTGTCAGCGCCTTGGAGCGTCTTAGCGCCCTCACGGCTAAATATCTTTGACAGCATACCTTCGGCCATCAAATCTCTCCGTCTTCGTTAGCGTCATAGTCAACGCCCTGCGCGTGCGTCCACGTACCGCCAGCAGCGATATTAACTTGCGCCCGAGCGTAGCGGGTAGACCGAGAGAACGGGGCCATGCCGGTCGATGACTCGACAGCGTTGGGACCGTCAGTCGTCAGGCTTGCCGTCTGTAGGTTGCGGTGACGCAAGCCGACCGTTGTAGTGCCGCCATCGACATACGGGCGAATCCCGTTTACGAACATCCGTTCCGAAGGCTTGCCGAACAATTCATTGCCACCGACTTCGCCAGTTTCGATAGTTGCCGCCAGATTAGACCCGGCAAATCGACTAAGCTGCTTGCTACTATTGAAAGCAGAAAGAAGCAAGCGGCCGCCAGTCCAAGCGCGGCTATCAAGGCTAAATGGCAAAGTGTCGAGATTGCCGAAAGCGTCCAGTTCGTCCAGCGTGTAGCCCGCCGAAAGATCGCGGAATAGAAGTTCCATTTCAATTTCAGCATAACCCCACCGATTCAAAGCCCAATTGTAAATGATCTGCTTGTTAGGACGACCGGCGCTATTCCCAGAACCGGGATATGACCACCAAACCAGCTTACTGATAGGATCGGCGGCGGCGTAAATGCGGAAGAAATACGACTGGTCCAAGTCGTTAAAGAAGAATTTATCGACCTTCTGGTTGCCGATAGCCTGCGAACCTGTACCATCAAACCGATAGAAGCCATCCTCGCCCAGATAGAAGCCAAACGGCCCGACGTTCACAACGCTATTAGCTGCCGGTGTGCCACGGTCGCGTTCGACCTCATAAAAGCCGAACACAGTCGGCGGGCCTTCGTATTGAACGCGATAAATAGCTTTCTCGCAAAACACCGCACCATCTAGGCCACCTATTGCCCCCGTAACACGTTGGACCCATCCGCCGACCGGCAAGTCCTGACGGTCAGACTGTTTGGCGGCAGCGTCGGCAGAACCAATCGTCGGCCAATCCGTAGGGTCGTCGATGGCAGACCACCAAACACGGTTAGGTACTGACCCATCCGTCGAGTCATAGGTATTACCAAGCATCACGAAGTTATTGATAACCGCCGCATGTCTAGCACGCGGGGCCGCTGCTGCTAGGTCGGCAAACGCGCTAGACGAACCCATTACATAGCTTTGAGGCTGGTCGGATAGGCCGTTCACACCGATGATGCGTTGACCGTACTGCACGAACTCCCAAGCGTCGTCGCTGGCTGTCGTGTAAGCGCCGCTAGACTTTGACACGTTAGCGAAGGCTGTGGTGCCTAGCTTAAATAGGTCGGCACTATCGCCGCAGAACGTGTTCACATTACCAGCGCTGTCGCGGAAAGAGTTTGCCCCCTGCGGCCTGTTCGTAAGCGCGTCAGCGACATTGGCAAGTGAAGCAATCGCGCCATAGCTTCCAGCCGTGAGCGGGATAACGTTCGTGGCGACTGTTGTGCCGCCCGCGTAATCCGGTTGATCCGGTAGATATTCAGCGAAGGGGATCATACTTTAAAACCCCTAAATAATGTAACAGACCCTTAGTTGACTCTTCTGTCCACTCTGCATTCGGATCATCAGGATCAAAGCCATATTCACGCATAAAACTTTCCTTCCACATTGTTGGATGATCCTCTGCTTTAAAATTAACAGGCTCATCATATGGCGGAATTGTCGCGGAACTCATGCCGTGAAAACTATTACTCGGTTCGTGATATTCTGGAGTGGCACCAGACAACCAAGCAAGCCGGTAATTATAGTCGCCGCCTGGGGCTGTATTAGGCTCACTTCCAAAATTCTTAATAAAATCCCGTCGCCAATCACTCCAACCGGGAGCAAACTGCATATCGCGCTGAAAAGCCGCTTCGTCTTCAGGCGATAGTGACGCGCTGTATTCAAGCAGCCCCGGCATTAGAATGTCGTCGCCTTGATCTTTGACGAGATGTATTTGTTCGTCTCGGCCTCTAGTTCACGTAGCGCGTTTTCTTCCGCAAGATTCATCACCTGAGCCTTTTCAGGCTTTTGGATTTTGTGCAGATATAACTCAGCTTTTGCCCTAGACCGGATCAAAGCCTCACCGTCCGCCGTCCACGCATTGCTGTCCGTGGTCGCGGAGAGTGTCGCCAGCTTCTTAACCCCACTGATATGCAGCGTGCGGCCTTGATCCGGTATCGGGTACAGGCGCAGCCGTTGGGCGTAGCGCACGTAGTCTGTGGGGTCACCCGTGTACCCGCTTCTCGATTGCGCCTGTTCGATGTACGACCACGAACGCTCAACGAGCGGATAGGTCGCGCTTTCAATGTCAATAGTGAGGCTGTCGATTTCGACAACAAGATTCAGCGACGAATAGTCGGCGCTGGTGTAATATTCCTGATCTGACGACACGCTAAGGCTGTCGATAAATTCATTGAAATAGAACCGCTTGCGCTCATAGTGACGGATCGCGCTTTGGATCGCGTTCTTAACGTCGTTGGTAAGATCAGATCGCCCAATCTCACTCTCAATGCGGTCAATCATTGCGCCGTAGGTCATGCGGGGCTGTCCTTACACTTTCGCTCATGGAACGCTATACCGCGCCCAATCTTAACCCCACAATAGCGACAATAACCTTTTTTGGCGGGCTTTTCTATATCTTTAGGCAATTCCGGCGTTAATTCAGCAGCCTTTTCGTATTGCTTAATCGCGTAGGCTTGGCGGCGTCTCATCGCGTATCCCTTTGTTCAGCCGGTCTAGGTTGTCCCACCACTCACCATCCCACTGAGACGGCGTGTAGTGGCTCATATCTGGCGTTCCTAGAGTGAAGTGGACGTTTGCCGGGTTGTCTATCTCGTCGTAACCGACGAGCATATTCCACCGCTTGTCGAGCGCCCCGATCATCCCGTCATCTACCCATCGCAAACCGTGAAGGCTGGAGCCGTCCCAATTATTAAGCGCGAACGGCGTCATATTGGTAATGCGCGACGGCTTCATAACCATAAACGACGACCAGTTCTTGCGGCTGTATTTGGATTGCAGAACGCCGTCCATCTTAACCTTTTCGGTCGGCTGGTGCTGGTGCTGGACGCAATACAGCGCCTTGGTATCGACTTCATCCAAGACCTTATAGATATCATCTCGGAACATCATATCGGCATCGCAAAAGATAACCCAATCCTGGCTATTCTTTTCCATCAACGGGACCGCAAACCGCGTGAATGAGAACTGAGTAGAGAAAGGCTTGTTGTCCCGGTCGTCCCACATTTGCCCCCGTTCATCGACGCGGTACGAGCGCCAATAATGACCAGACGCACGAAGCTCCCAATCCTTTAACGGGATCACTTCGACGGGACCGGAAGCGTGTAGCTTTAGCGTGTATTCACACACTCGATATGCGTCATGGTCCCGAGGGTCATAGCCTACATAGACTTTAATGTTCATATGCTTCCGGGTCCCTCATCGCATCTTCAACAGCTAATTTCACTGACCTGTTGACGTTTTCCAATGGAACAAAGACATCCACAAAGTCGCCGCAATAGCCACATACTGCGTTAAACTCTCCACGCTCATTATCAATGAGTGAAAACGTCTTATTGCCACATTCACAGGTTAAACTGTTCTTCATTTCTTCGTTCCCACAAAAACAAACTCACCGCCCGCGTCCTGAAAGTGCATCATATTCCAATAATACATCAGCTTGGGAATCCACCAGTGCTGATCCTCAACAATCAAGTGAGCGTTTCTACCATCGGCTAAAATCTTCATAGCCGGTCGAGTTGCCACGCACAGATAGACGGCCCGCTTTGACAGGCTCCGCAATTCGTTCAGGACGGCTTCCAGGCAGTCCGGTTCGATATGTTCAAGAACATCCGAACAGACAACAAGGTCAGCCTGTTCCGGTTGATCGTCCTTGCCTTCAATCGCCGGATCGTATTCCTTGATACGAATACCGATGCTGGCGTTGAGCGTACCCTTGCCGCACCCGTAATCAAGAATGTCAGCCGTCTGGAAAGCATTAGCTAGGCCGACGATAGCTTCGGCGTGCTTATGCCCGCTCGTCCCGTAGGCCTCGTTGGTTTCGTGCAACTCTTTATTGAGTTGCCGGTATGTGTCACTGATAAGCATCTAGTTTATTCCCCACAGTTTCAAAAACGCCCTGCCAGCCCTTGCCGTTTTGGCGGATCAACTCTAGGTGATCGCCATACCAAAGCATCGGACCTTTTATGCCGTAACGCCAAGCCGCTTGGTCCGGCGTTAGGCACCAGCATTTCACGCCAAGAGCGCCCGCAACGTGAATAGCTGTCTGACAAACAGAAATGACAAGATCGCAAGCGTCGATCAGGTTTGCCTGTTCCTGAAAATTATCAATAGCGTCTTGCCAGTGAATAATGCCCAACTCTTTAGCCTGAGCCGGTGCGTCTTCGCCGTACTGCAACGACACGAACGTCTTGTCGCGATTGGCGGCAATCAGTTCCTTCCATAGCGACAGTGGCGCATTCCGCAACTCTTGGTGCGTACCTTTGGTGCCGCCATGCCACGCTATGCCGATGATAGGACCGCCTCCTAGCCTGAGACGGTATTCCGTGCCGTTTGCCTTTAGATAGGTGTGACGCGGAAAGTCTTCATCCTTGAGCCGGAACAGCCCAGGCAGGCTACCCATCGGGATATATGCGTCAACGTCAGGGTTGTCGTCTATAAGTTGCTTATGCGATCCATAACATTTGACTCCGAGAGAGTTTTCGATAAGCGGACGCAGGCGACCTTCCACCTCAATAACGATCTCCTCTGCAATAGCAGCCGCTTCTCTAAAACAAGAGAGGAACATGATTTCATCGCCTACGCCTTGCTCCCCATGAATAGCCAGTTTCTTGACCGGCTTGCCGTCCCATCGCGGACAATCGTAAGGTCGCGCCGATGAACTATGCGAAGGTAACTCAAAACGTGCCTCATAATCCGGCCAAGCATCTGACCAGTTCCCTAGTTCAAGATTAGCTAATGCGCGATGGTTTCGAGCGTGCGGCGTGTCTTCGATCTGTAGCGCCTTGTTAGCGTATTCTACGGCCTTTTCAGGCTGACCTACGTTAACATAGCTGCCTGCCATCATGGCAAGCGTGTCGGCCCTCTCAGGCTCCAGATCAAGGGCTTTTTGATAGGACGCCCTGGCATCATCTGTATGGCCTTCATTGCGATACGCCACGCCAAGATTATGCCACACTTCGGCCAATTCTTCGCCGCCGTTTTGAGTCGAGTTTTTGAGAAGATTGATCGCCGTA